TATCCCACACTTTCAAGATATTTGATCCAGTCTTTTTGGTCTGGGCTTAGGCTGCCTCCCTTCACGCGCTTCATCTCTACCCAGAGGCTCCACTCGGGTATAAATAAATCAGGCACTCCTTTTGACACGCCTTCGGCCTTAAGTCGCCCGGCTGTGGCCTTGCTTCGAGCTCCTCCATTGGGAATGGCAAAGATGCGCACGCCTCTAAATGTCTGCCTGAACCACTTCACCAGTTCGCGCTGTTCTTCGTGTTCTGTTCTCAGAACGGTATTGGTTGTTCCCATTGTTCGCACTCCGCTGATCCGTTGTTGATGTAATCGATAGGTGGCGCTTCGCCTGCCAGCTCGCAGCGGCCATCCTCAGTGAAATGATCACAGGTGTGACAGCATTGGGGTTCAGGTCCAAGTGCTTCGCGCATTTTTAGCCATTGGACTAGGTGTTGTGGTTTTGGGGGTCTGCTCATGACCATGCCTCCAGTTTTTTGAATATTTCACCAGCCTGGTGCTCGCTAAGATCGCCGCCAAATGGGTCAGCAATCCAGCCTACACCGCAAAGCTGATGCTCAGGGATTCGTTTAATTAGTTCTGAATGGTGCGCCTCAAATATGGGCGCGAGGTCCTCTTGGTAATACTTCGCTGGCGTGATGATGCTCTCGCTCTTGAAGTATTCATCAAGTGGTGTCCGGCCAAAGGCTGCAATGAAGCAGGACCATTTGTGCGGTCGGCTGATCGCAGCCACCAGAGTTTCGTTGGGCTGAATGAGGTGGTTTCTCTTGGTGTCTAGCATGACGCATCCCTTTAGGCGGTCCACATAACACACCACGATGTTGCGCAGTAAGTGATCGGCTACGCGATTCATTTGCTTGGCTTTGTTGTAGGGTTTCCGTTTTTTTGCCATTACCACTTCATGCTGAGCAGCTTGGGTGAGCGCACAGCATCCTCCTGTTTTGGTTTGTTGTCTTTGTTGCGGTTGATCTTGCCAAAACCTGCACGTTTTCGAGCTCTGGTACGCTCCGGTATATCGATTCGCAAATGATCCATCCACTGGCGCACGTTGCGGTCGTTGACGCTCCACTTTTGCGCGATCTCTCTGATGCTGAGCTCCAACGATTCACAGTCTCTCTGGATTGCTTCGCGGTTGTCATCAAATATGCGGCGTATCTCGATGGTTCTTGGCTGCACATGTCTGTCTAAATTGATCACGCTTCAATCTCCAACTTCAGGCCAGATTCAATCAAACGGTCGTATAGGTTCTGCTTTCGCTCTATGACTGCGCGTCTTGCGGCATGGCCTGCGATCTCTGCAATAGCAACGCTATGCTTTTTGCCGTTCAAATAATCATTACAGTCGGCTATATGGCGCATCAGAGTCTCTAGTTCTTTAGTGGTCATCTGTCCATCTCCTTTTAATGATTCGAGCAAACTTGCCATCTATGCGATATTCGATCATCGCCGGGTATTGTGATTCGTTCATCTGCTTGGCGATGTAGGTCAGGCCCTCCTCGCCTCTGAGTGTGGCGGCTTCTGCTAGGTGCGCTCCTGATGAGCTCGCCATGTTGATCAGCTGACGCATGGACTTCTGCCCTGCGTATCCGTCATGCATGATCGGCAGGTACTCGGTCACTGGTTTATCCGACAATGCACCGTAGTAAGTACACGCTAACATCTGTTTGCCACTCGCTCGGCTGGTGTGCATTCGCCAGTTCCAGCTGGTGATCTGCATCTCACTCCCTTCAAGGCCCATGATGTCATCATCGTGGAGCTCTAGCTTTTTGGCCTCTGGTTCTGGGAATGGATGCCCGCAGGATGGGCAGACTTTGGCGCTGAGGTGCACCAGCTCATCGCAGTTCTCACAGACTTTGACGGGTGCCTCGCCCTCCTTCTCTCCTGAGCCTGTTCGCTTGGGTGGCTGTACTGCTGTGATCGGGCCGTGGGTTGATACCACTCCGGCAAAGTCGAGCACTAGGCAGTGGTCAGTGTGGCTCTTGGGTCGCAGTCCTCGGCCTGCCATCTGCACGTAAAGGCTTGCGCTCATGGTAGGTCGCAGCATGGCGATTAGGTCGATGTCCGGGTAATCGAATCCGGTTGTCAGCACATTGGCGTTGGTGAGCGCTTTGATCTTGCCTGCTTTGAAGTCGGCTATGATCTGTTCGCGCACTGCCTTTGGTGTATCGCCTGTGACGCACTCGGCGGTCACTCCACAGTCGATCAGCGCATCTTTGATATGTTGTGCGTGCTTAATGCCTGCGCAGAAGAATAGCCATGCTTTGCGGTCGCCTGCGAGCTCCATCACTTCGTGCACTACGCCATAGTTGTCCTGGTCGTTATCCACAGCTGCCTGCAGTTCCTTCTCGATGAATTCACCGCCACGCTTGTGAACACCAGAGGTGTCCAGCTTGGCCTTGGTGACCTTGCTGCGCAGTGTGGCAAGGTAGCCTTTGTACACCAGCTCCTCGATGCTGACGGGTTCGATCAGGTCATCAAAAAGCGCAGGCTTATCGGTGATCAAGCCATGCCCTAGTCTGAACGGTGTTGCCGTCAATCCTATGACGCGCATGCTAGGGTTAATCTGCATGAGCTCAGCTATTAGGGTGCGGTATCCTCCCTCGGCTTTGTGGCTGACTAAGTGGCACTCATCAATGATCACGAGATCAATGTGCCCTATGCGGCTGGCCTGTTTTCTGATCGACTGAATGCCTGCAAAGGTGATTGGCTCGCCCAGCTGTTTCTTGCCTATGCTGGCACTGTAGATGCCCATCGGTGCGCCCGGCCAATGCTGGCGCATCTTCTCGGCGTTCTGCTCGATGAGCTCCTTCACATGGGTCAGCATCAGCACTCGGGTGTCTGGCCAGTTTTGCAGTGCATCCTTGCACAGCGCTGCAACAATGTGACTCTTGCCTGAACCTGTCGGCAGCACCAGGCAGGGGTTGCCGCGATTACCAGCCTCAAACCAAGCGTAGAGCTGGTCCAGAGTTCTCTGCTGATAATCACGTAGCATGCAGGTACGCCTCCAAGTGTTGAACGGCCTGCTCAATCAATGAGCCTCGGTAGTAGTTGGCCGGAAAGGTAAACTCAAGCGCTCGGCCCTCGATCTCGATGGTCACGGTGATCTGCGCATCGGAAGGAATGATCGGGATGAAGTCGTTGCAGTCGCGCTTGTATCCCCAGTATTCATCGGTCGGGCTCTTGGGTTGATAAAAGCGCGGGTTGTGCCCTTTGTGGCAATGCAGGCGCGTATCCCATTCTCGGTGGTATGAGTATTTGCATTCATCGCATTGGCGTGTGGTCATTCTATTATCCTCGCATCGAATGTTTCTCTGAGCAGGTTCACCGTCTCATCACCACTAGCGACCATGGTGGGGTTGGCGAGTATCTCTTTGCTGGTGAATCGGTTCGTGCCGTTTTTCGGGTTTCCGTTGATCACTTCTCTGTCGTTAATGATGTAGATCGCCTCCCACTCGCTTTCGGCTTCGCGCATCTCGTATGGCACCAGATCGGGGTGCAGTACGTGGCTCTCGCATCCGGTTCGCTGAAAGTCCACCGGGATTCCATCAGCCTGGTGGAGCTCGCATCGCCATGTGCTGTCTTGCAGTGGTGTCGCATGGGCGCAGGTTCTGCAGTTGGCGTGCTTGGTAATCTTGCTACTGTGGCAGAATTCGTGCGCATCGCAGAATTTGCACTGGTACCAGCTTGGGTCGGTGCTAATCGGTGGCGGCAGGCGCTCCTCTTTCACCAGTCGCTGGCCTCGCTCGATGGCCTTCTCTGCAATGGCTTTGTCGTATCGCACGCGCTCGGTGTAAAGGCGGTCATCGTCTTTGCACACCGCCACATAAAGTGCGCGGTCGGTTCCTGTGCCATGCATGTAGACCTGCATCTGGGTGTGGTGCATCGGCTTGGATTCGATCACGCCCTTTTTCTCTAGGTCGTTGAAGCTCTTTAGGCTGTGAGTCTTAAACTCGGCCACATGGCGCTTATTGGGCGCTTCTGGCACACCAAACTCGATAATGCCATCAATACTGCCGGATACGTGGCAGCCAAAGTCCACGCGGGTCTGCTTGCCGGATACGTTGCGCACGTCCATGCCAATGGCTCGCAGGTCGCTGACGATGGTCATCTCCTCGTTGTGCCCGCGTCTAAATAAGCGCAGAATGCGGCCTTTAAAGGATGGCTGTACGGCCCAGCGAAAGCTCAGCCAGAGCCAGCGGTCG